CAGGAACTCCTCTACACGACCACCACCGAGACCAATGACTCCGCCTCGTTCGGCGCGTCGATGATCGAGGAGGCTGAACGGATTCAGGAGGACCCGACCCGGGCTCCCCACGTCTTCGCCTTCGTCCGCAAACTTCCGTCGACCAGAGAGGGCCTGGAGCGCCTCTACCGGCTGTTCCCCGGCCATCCGGATCTCCCGGTCTCGACGGATCCGTTCGATGAGCGCAACTGGAAGTGGCCGAACCCCGCCCTCGACGGGTTCAAGAGCCGCGAGGCCATGCGTCGGCAGGCCATCGATGCCCATGAGAACGCGGAGAAGGAGAACGGTTTCCGGCAGTTCCAGGTGAACCAGCGTGTGCAGCAGGTCACCCGCTACATACAGATGGATCTGTGGGACGAGAACACCGGGGATCTCCTCATGACCCCCGACTGGAACTGGGAAACCTATGCGGGGCAACGGTCCTGGGCGGGCCTGGACCTGTCCAGCAAGTTGGACATGACGGCCTGGTGCCTCCAGTTCGAGGATGGCCGGATCCGCTGGCGGTTCTGGATCCCGGAGTCCGTGGTGCCGACGCTATCCGAGCACACCGATGGGCAGTTCGAGCAATGGTGCCGGGATGGCTGGGTGGTCGCGACCGATGGCGATACGATCGATTACGACCAGGTGATGGCCGATATCGCCATCGACTGCGAGCGGTTCAACATCGTTCGTTGCGTCTACGACCGCTGGTCGGGTGAGCCGATCCGGCAACGACTTTCCGGCGAAACCGGGCTCGACATGATCGAGTCCGGTACCACGTATACACAGATGACCGCGCCGATGAATGAGGCCATGCGCCTCCTCAAAGCTCGGAAGGTCCAGCATGGCGGCAATCCGGTCGCTCGTTGGATGGCGGACAACGTCGAGGCGAAACGGCCGGCCGATGACCCTGATCGGGTCCGCCCCGTCAAGCCTGATCGGCAGGCGACCGGGAAACGGATCGATGGGATGCCCGCCTGGTTCTTCGCTCTCGACGGTTGGCTGATGTCCAAACCCGAAGCCGTTTCCGCATATGAGGATCCGCAAACACGAATCTGGGGGTGACCATGGGCCGCTTCCGGGATTGGTGGTTGGGCACCAAGTCCACGCCATACCTCCCTGTTGTCCCGACCGCTCCGGTGACCTACGAGACCCCGAACCCTAATCCGCTGGTCGTCATCACGTCGATGGGGCAGGAGGTCCGGATCGATATCGACTGGATTCGTAACCTCGATCCGGCTAGCCTGTTCCGGTCTCAGCCCTACCTCCGCGCGGTGATTAGTTTCCTTGGCCGGAATATCGCGCAGTTGGGACTCGGAGTGTATCTCCGACAGGGCGACGAGGAAAGGGAAAAGGCGAGCGATAGCACGGCGGCATCGCTCCTGCGCTCGCCGAACCCCTACATGACCCGGTACGAATTGTTCGATGCGCTGGTCTGTGACCTGGCCCTCTGGGATCGGGGCTACTGGTGGGTCCGGCCGGACACCCAGCGGGAGGTCGGCTGGCGGATCGATCCGCTGCCGGTCGCATGGGTCCAGGACGCCTACGGCGGCAACGTAATTGACCCCGACACCTGGTGGGTCACGCAGCCCGGCAAGCCAACTCGGGAAGTTCCCGCGAAACAGATTATCCACTTCCACGGCTGGAACCCCTCCAGTCTGTCGGACGGCACCCCGCCGACCGAAACACTCAAGGCCATACTTGAGGAACAGATTGCAGCGGTGATCTATCGGGGCCAGCGATGGGAACGCGGCGCCCGCGTCGGGACGGTCATCACCCGGCCGGCCGACGCGCCCAAGTGGTCGCAGGAGGCGGAGGCCCGATTCCGGACAGAATGGTCCGAACGGTACTCCGGCCGGCACGGCACGGAGGCTGGCGGAACGCCGATCCTGCAAGACGGGATGACCCTGAGTCGGATCGGATTTAGCGCGGTCGAGGACGAATTCGTGGCGGCAGCCAAGTTGGCCCTGACCACGGTGGCATCCGTCTATCACGTCAACCCGACCATGCTGGGCCTTCTCGACAACGCCAATTACTCGAACGTCCGGGAATTCCGGCGGATGCTCTACGGCGACACCCTCGGTCCCTGGTTGTCGATGCTGGAGGGGCGGATCAACAATTTCCTGCTCCCGATGATCGGCGAACCGGCGAACGAATACGTCGAATTCAACATCGCCGAGAAACTACAGGGATCGTTCGAGGAACAGGCTCAGGTTGCCAGCATGGCGGTCGGCGGCCCGTACATGACCCGCAACGAATACCGCGCCCGGCAGAACCTCCCGCCGATCGAGGGCGGCGACGAACTGATCGTTCCGCTCAACGTGATCGAGGGCGGCCAGCCGTCACCACAGACGCCGCTCTCCGCGCCCGCGCCGATGCGGCTGGAGGGATCACCCCGGAACGTCGCCGATCGGCCGGCAGAACGGATCTCAACGGCCGTCCTGTCGAAGTATCGGGCCACCGATCGGCAGATCGAGGCCACCCGCCGGATGCTGGAGCGGTTCTACGGCCGGCAATCCGCCGTCGTCCTCACCGCGCTGAACAACAAACGGGATGACCCCTGGTGGAATGAGGATCGCTGGAACGAGGAACTGACCGCCGACATCATGCGGATATCGGCGCAGGTCACCGACCAGCTTGGTAACCGGGTCCTCGGCAAGCTCGACATGCCCGAGCCGTTCGATATGGAATCGGTGATCGATTACCTCACCGACGTGATGCGGTATCGCGCCGAGCAGATCAACGAGACGACCCGGGCGCAGATCGAGGATTGTCTGAACCGGGCCGGCGAGGAGAACGCCCCGCAACCGAAGGACGTTTTCACCACCGCCGCCACATCCCGGGCCGATCTCCAGTCGATCAGCCTGACCACCGTCATGGCCGGTATTGCGATGGTCGAGGCGGGCAAGCAGTCGGAACGTCAGGTCGGCGGGAAGGCCACCAAGACGTGGCGCGTCACCAGTAAGAACAGCCGGCATCCGAACCTGAACAACGAGACGGTCGATATCGACTCCAAGTTCAGTAATGGCGCCGACTGGCCGGGCGATGCCAATCTCGGACCGGACCAAACATCCGGCTGCAAGTGCGATCTCGTCATCATCAACCGTCACTAGCCTCTGGAGGGGCCATGCGCACCAAGACATTTCCGGCCCGGATCAAGCTCCGGAGCAAGGATGACCCTGATGTCCCTGCGGATCCGGACGCCGAACCGGAGGCGGAGGTTGCTGCCGGTCAGTTCGAGGCCCTTGTGTCCGTGTTCGGCGTCAAGGACTCCTACGGCGAGGTGGTTATGCCGGGAGCATTCGCGCGGACCCTCTCCGAGTGGGAGGACTCGGGCGACCCGATTCCGGTCTATTGGTCGCATCGGCTGGACGATCCCGACTTCAATATCGGTCACGTCCTCGATGCGAAGGAAACGGATGAAGGCCTCTGGGTCAAGGCCCAGTTGGATCTGGACAATCCGAAAGCGGCTGCGACGCATAACCTTCTGCGGCAGCGGAGGGTGACTCAGTTCTCCTTCTCGTTCAACGTCCCGCCGGGCGGAATGCAGGAGGGCGAGGATGCCGTCGAGCTGACGGATCTCGATCTGTACGAGGTCGGCCCCACCCCGGTCGGCGCCAATCCGGCCACCGAACTCCTGGGCGTCAAGGGCTCGAATGCCCTGCGGGGCGTGGCTTATGACCTCGGTGGCATCCTCGGCAAGGCCGGCCGGGTGCTGAGTGAGAAGAACGTCAAGACAATCAACGACGCCCGTGCCGCACTCAAGTCGGCCGATGAGGCACTCGGCGCCGTGCTGGCCGCTGCTGGAGGCAGCGACGACGAGAAGTCAAGTGCTGGAATCAAGGCCACGAACAAGGAGCCCGATGCGGCCACGTTCAAGGAGCCCGAAGTTCCGTCCCTGGACGCGGTTCTCGCCGTGATCGCAATCACAGAGATGGAAGGAATCGGGAGATGAATCTCCTCGAAACCCGGGACTCCTTCGTGAAGGCAGCCCGGAACGTGGCCGAGAAGGCCAAGACGGAGGGTCGATCGCTGACCCCCCGCGAGATGGAACTGATCAACGAGCACCTCGGCAAGGCACGGGATCTCGATGCCCGGATTCAGGCCGGGGCCGAGTCCGACGAGGTTTTCAACGCCATCATGGCCGTTGACGGCAAGCATGAGAAGCGCGCCGGCGCACCTGCTCTCACGATCGGTGACCATTTCGTGAAGCACGCCGCGTCCCAGCTTGTGCAATTCAAGTACACGCCGGGCGCCTCGATCTCCGTGCCGGAATACAAGGCAGCCGGCGATCCTCATTACACCGGCGGTCCGACCGGCATGTATGGGCCGGCTCTGGTGCAGGTCGATGAGACGGTGACCCGGGCCTACCGCCCTCCGGTCGTGGTGGCGGACCTCCTCGCGTCCGGAACTCTTTCCGGTCAGGCCATCACGTACTTCGTGGAGGGCGCGCGCGAAGGTAACTTCGGGACGGTGCCGGAAGGTGGGCATAAGCCCCAGCTTCACTACCTGTACTCCACCGTCACCGAGAACCTCACCAAGATCGCCGGTTTCATCAAGCTCTCCGACGAGATGCTCGATGACCTGGCATTCCTGGTCTCGGAGATCAACACCCGCCTGATGTACGACCTGGCGGTATTCGAGGAACAGCAACTTCTCAACGGGGACGGCACCGCGCCGAACCTGCGGGGTCTGCTGAATCGGTCGGGCATTCAGACGGAGGCCGTCGCCGACGCCACCGATGGATTCAACGCGCTGTTCCGATCGATGACGAAGGTATCGACCGCGACCGGCCTGGCCCCCGATGGCCTGGTCATCAACCCCGCTGATTACCAGACCCTTCGCCTGGCGGTCGACGGGAATGGTCAGTACCTCGGAGGCGGACCCTTCACCGGACAGTATGGGAATAACGGGTTCTCCAACCAGCCTCCGGTGTGGGGCCTGCGGACCGTCGTGACGGCGGCCATCGCGCAGGGCACCGCGCTGGTCGGTGCCTACCGGCAGGCGGCCACGGTCTACCGCCGGGGTGGCGTCACGGTTTCCTCGACCAATTCCAACGTGGATGACTTCGAGCACAACCTGGTGACGATTCGGGCGGAGGAGCGCCTCGCGCTGGCCGTCCGGGTTCCGGCTGCCTTCGTGAAGGTGACCGGATTCGTCCCGCCGGCTGGCCCGTAATCCATCAGCTCAGGCCGGTCGCTGACCATGCCCGGAGGCGGCCGGCCTGACACCAGGAGGGAAACCCATGACTCGCAAGACAATTCGCGAACCGGAGGAGCCGGTCGAGGAGATCCCGGCACATACCACGGAAGAGG